CTAAAGCATCTAATTGATTATAATTCTTTTTAGTTAAAGTAAAATCATAATCTAATAATGCTTCTTTCAGATTGTAAAATACATTATAATCGAACAAATCTCTGTTGCTTATTTTGATTTGTTCAATGAGAGCTGTTTCAAATATAGCTAGTAATCTCAGAATATATTTATTATTCTTTTTAACTGCTAGTCATAAACCTTTATCTCCTTTATTATAATCTAAAGGAATAATTGATACCTTGTTATAATCTATTCTCATACTCTAAAGTTTGTTTTATAATACTTTTTAATGATTCTTATAGCTTCGTCAAATTCTTCTTTATTATCAAAAACATTACAAAAGTGTAGTTGTTCTTGTCTAAGAATACAGGATGAAAATAAGCTACAAAGAATGTTTTAAACAATCTGCTTTTTTTAATAGGAATTAGATTATTTAAAGTAATATCGCTAGTTATACTTACTGTCCAAGCAATGTTTAGTTCAGGATCTATTTTATAGATTACTCCATAGTGTGTACTTGGACCTATTTTCGCTCTAATGATGTCATATTTTTGTAAAGGTATTTGATCTATACCCTGACCTAATATTTCTGTAGGTAAAACTATATTCTGTTTAGGAACACATGAAGATTGTTCAATTAAATTAGTAACAGATAAAGATGAATTAAATGCATCTACTATACTTATTATATCTATTATTTTATTATCGTCTGTGTTTTTTAATTTAGTAGACGCTTTAACTCTTATAGAATTTAAAAAGTTCTGTTTTTCATTGGTAGTCTTTTCCTTTAATAAATCTAATATACTCATACTTTTTGTTTTTAATTTTGATAATTTGTAATACTAATAGGACTCGAACCTATAACTCAACCTTATCAGTGTTGTGATGTTACCCGTTACATCCATAGTATTTCTTAACCAGCTTTTTACGACATTAGCTTAGCCGTTGACTAATCATATTACGCTGCAATATGAGTATAGTCTGTTACAAAAGATTTGTCATTTCTGACGTTATTGACCTATTCATTTTCATCCTCGCTGTCAAAACCATAATGCCCCGCTTGCTTCTTTTAGGGAAAGAAACTTTAGAACCCAATAAACACATACCTTTATTGCGTCTACGTAATAACAATTACTTATAGCAGGGTGTTAAAACGAGCATGGGCGTATTGTATTATCATAATTTCCAACGTGGAGCATGAGGGAGTCGAACCCTCGTCCAAACGATTCATCCAATGACCTAACAGTCAATATACTTTTATTTCTATAGGATTATCTCCAAAACACATATTTCTTTTATCAAATGGTACATAATGAGTATATAAGAATCCTGCATCATTAAATAGTTTAGCCGTACCTATTGGTACACTAATAGAATTATTATGTTTTGGATCTATCCACCAACTTCTTTTTGTTGTTTCATGAACATATCTAACAGGTTTATTATAGAATAGATGTTCACCCCACATATCTGCTGCAATATAGCTCATGATAAATAATTTTAAGTTGTAAATATAAAGAGTTTTGCACACCTCTGCGCCTTCATATCCTGGCAGATCGGATAACGCCTCAATTAGAGAGATATACATCATACACGAGTTTTCATATATCATTGGGTTGATATAATAGTGCAATATACTCTTTTAGTAGTATAGAGAGCGATCAAACTCTCTATACTTAATATGTAATTCTAAAGTAATAGTACATACCGTTGATTATGAGCATAAAAGCATTAAATCTAGTATATAATAGCATAAAGCTGCTATTACTTTAGAATTTATAGTCTTTGACAGAATACATATTATACCAAGTGCTCATCTAGCAAGCTAGAGACTCGATTGAAATATAGACATATAAGTACTATATGTATATGTATTTTGATATACTTACTGTTTTTCGTCTATAAGACTATTCTTCGCCCTTGGAGCATAAAGCATACGGAGTGAAGAATTGATCTACTATAGCACATGATCAGTAGGCATGTATTCCTATTATTAGCATAAAAGCATTAAATAGAACTGTCAATTCAGTTCAATCTACCCGAACTCCTTAATGCGACAATACGACTTATATAGTTTGCGGTTAGACTTTTATTCTATTTTAGCATAAAAGCATTTAGAATACGGATGTTGATTAAAGATAGATATTTTCGTATCTTGAACCAAAGACTTCTTCTTTCGCTTTTGCGATAGCTTCGTCTTTCTTATCTGTAAGTTCTGAGTACTTTTTGTCCCAAGCTTTGTAATCGCCAGTAGCTTCAAACTGAGCTTGAGCTTTCTTCAGTTCTTCAGAAAAGTCCTTCATAATGTTCTTATGTTTTGATGCAAAACGTCCGTTTCTTTCAGCTTTAGAAACAGCTTTGTCACATTCTTTGATTCTACGTTTTACTTCCATAGAATCACGTTCTAACTGTTCTTGTTGTATCTGTTTCTTAGCTTCTGCAACTGCTGCTGCTTCAACTTTACCGTCTTTTTCTTCTTGAGCTTTCATTCCAGCTTCAAAGTTGTAACCTTCATCAGTTACTTTATCACACAACATTGCTGCACCTAACATAATTCCTTCAAAGTTCATAAAATTTTTCATAATTCTTTTGATTTTAATTGTTAATAATTGATTTATTTAAGTGAATGAATTAACCATAAAGTATCTGATAAATGTCTGCGATAGATTTCATCTCTTTCTTCTCGAATATCTATCTGCATTTTAATAATAATATTTATCAGTTCTTCTTTTGTTTTCTTTTCTAGTTCTTCTTTTGTCCACATAATAATAAAGAAATAGAAAGTTATACTATCTATTCGTACGCCTTATTTGATAGCTAGCCCTTTTCCTTCTCCTGACCTTAAATAAGGTTGACCGTTGTATAGTCCGTAGGTATTAATCACCTTTAGGGGTCTGGCGTTATAACCTTCTGTGTTGATTGGATTCTATCATAACTACTTAATTAGTAATTCTTAGTTAAACAATAGCTCTTTCCCTTTTATACGGTTGCATTTTAGAATGTCTAACTCTCTTTTTAGACTGATATTCAGCTGCTTTTCCTGATTGCTTAGAACCTGGAAAATGAGATTCTTTATAGGTCTTTCCCATAATTATAACACTCTAATTGCTTGTACTAAAAGATCAAAGATATAAGCGCATCCCTTTTTGTTGAGATACTCAATTGTAACTTCTTTTTCATCCAGCATCATCTCAATTTGTGGTCTAGTTAATTTGCCATCTTCAATCAATTTCCAAAAATTAGCATTGATTGCAGCAATATTCATTAGACCAGCTGCTGTACATACAGTAATAACATCTTTTAATATGTTTTCAATCATTTGTTTATTTGAAGAGCTAGTTGCAAATTTACTTGTTTCAAGTATTTCTGTATGTACTTCTGATAAACCAAGTTTCTTAGCCATAAGAGCTACTGCTGTTACAATACTTTCCTGATTGATTGATGCAGGAATTCCAATAATTACAAAGTTTAAAGATTTCATTTGATATGAATTTAAAGTTGTTTATAAATTTCTTGACTATAGTACTTACCGCATCTTTCACAGTAAGTTCTTTTAGTAATAGGAATATTTAACTCATTGTTATTAGGCTCATTTTTCCATTTGTGCCCATGAATTAAACATTGTGAACGTAATGCAACTTCTTTTTGCTTTTTAGGATTATCTAATAATTCTAATTCAGCAAGTCGTTTAATGTTACTATGATAGGCTTTTAGCCTTCTGTAACTACTGATTTTCAGTTTGATTTTCTTAAAAATATTCATTCTTTCATATTTAATAGTTTTAATTATACAATATTTTGAGGACGTCTAGCTGCAACTAGATGGTTTTATCAATCTTAATTATATATTAACACACAATTTTTACTGTACGCTTACAGTAAATAAAGAAGGCATGTAACAGTTTATACAATATATTGCAGTATATTGCAGGCTTGACGATTCACATCGTTGTGTAACTTCTACACTAATACAGCTTAATTGAAATACTAATTAAAATGACTCTCACTTAGTTTTAACTCATAAGCAGATATAGCTGTCAAACTAATCTTATTGGAGTACATGGTTTTAACGTCTGCACTAATACTAATCTCCTCCACCTACCTTCAGACGACAGTAATACTGCCCTCTAAAATGATTAGATATAAGCCCCACATGTTTGTCACTGATTCTCACAGTAAAGACGGCTACTTCTATCTTCACAGACTAAAGTAACCTTCTCTTTTTACTCTAATAATTAATGGCTTGGTGAATTGTATCACTATTAATTTGTGGTAATGAGGACCTTGGCATACTATCTGGTATATATTCTTTTTGTATATCCATACTCCTCTTTATTAATTTATCATAAAAGTCTTTGTTACTAATATAAATAGAAACAATTTCGTGATTTGATAAATCAGTACCTTTAGTAACAAGTATTTGAGTTAGTACTTGTTCTGGCATAACCAAGAACACACTATCTACATACTTGTCTAATCTCATACTTTCACGCCATTGTAACACCTCTTGTACTGTTGGTGCTACTACTTGTTCAATTGTGTCCGTTTCATGGATTTGTTTTTCTTTAGGACTACGAGGTCTTGCACAACTGATAAAAATTGCTAATGCTACTATTGCTGCAATTAGCCAAAATACATACTTAAATTTCATTTTTGATAAATGTTGTTTAATCTTTTAACATGTTATAAATCTCTTCTACTGATTCTTTTACTTCGAGAATCATAGTTTCTCCATCATCAAGTTTAGTGAAGATAGCTGATCCTTCTGAATAATCTTCTGATGGAAGAACTGAAGAAATAATACTTTTTCTTACAGTGGCTGGCTTTCCTCCTGATTCATTGTCATGTAATAATAAAAATTCACTCATTTTGATAATGTTTTAAGTTAATACTAAGTATATAAATGCTATTAATATTGCATCTATTACAATTAATACTCTTGTTACTGGATGTGTTTCATACCAGTTTTCAAATTTATCCCACCATATATCTGCTAAATCAGCTTGGTTTGATTTCTTTGTATCCATCGTCTTTATCTTTATATCCACTACCAAATGTATATACAAAAGATAATACGCAGAATATAAATAGTGCGATTATCACTACTTTAGAGTAATACCAATAATTCCAATAATCGGTATATAACAGTCCATACACTTCTTCATCAAAGAAATATATTCCTTGATGTTCAATAATCATCACAGCTGCAAATAATGCAGTTATGAGTCCAAATAAAAAATACATTAACTTTTGCATAATAACTATTTATTGATTAAATACTATTTGCTACAAATACTATTGCTATTACTACTGCTAATAATATTAGTAAGTATACCAATAATCTGATCGTAATAACAATGCGCCAGAATCGTTCATTTCCCATATGCTTTTATACTTATTGTTGAGTTCTCTCCAAAAATTGTATCCTTCTTTTGTACAATCCCATGCGAATGTACATTCGATTGCTGCGTAAGGATCTCTTAATTTTGTATAAAGACACGATAGGTTTATGCTATGAACGATTGCATATTTACTAGTGTTATCTAGAAATCTATCTAATACTCTTTCCTTAATAAGAAAAGTAAGTAATAGATATGGCATGTTAAATAATATTTGCCTTCTAACTTTTTGTTTCTTTGTTAGTTTTTTCATTGATTGAATTGTACCTTTTTATGAACTTTAAATGTTACTTCAGTATCACTTTTAACTTCAATAGTAAAATGAGGAGATGATTTACTATCTATTCTTCGTTTAATCCATTTGACTACGTAGTCCGCAGTTAATACTTCAAATTGCAAATAGCTACGCCATTTTCCACTCTTACCGATGTGTAGTTTTAGATTTCCTCTGTCAATATTAGTAACAGGGTTAACGCGACTTTGTTTTGAGTTAACTAATTTAGCTACTACTATGTCGCCGATTTTAAGATTTTGAAATTGTTCTAATGTCATATCTTTTTTTAGTTTATTGATTAAACATATAAATAGGATAGCTAATGCTGTCCCCTACTATTTAATAGAATCAGGATCAAACCACTGACGTAATAGTATTTTAAAAGTTGTTTTGACATATTCTGCACCACGACTTGTTGCAAATCGTAGATTAGAACCGATATTAGCACCGGAATCACTAACCCCATTACCGGAAGCAAGAGTGAATAGACCCTCATCCGACTCATTATTTGAGTGAGAGTTGAATGTTTTCCAATAATAAATCTCGTAGAATTTATTATTTGGTTTTACTATATGTTTCCACTGCGTACCTGTTTCAATATAATTCACAGCTGCCGTAATTGTAGATAGTTGTTCATATGCGTTTATATGATTATCTCTATAACGTCTAGGCTTGCGATTAATGATTTTACATGCATCTTTGTACGATTTAATATCTTCTAGGTTCATACTTTAGTTGTTTTAAATTAAAAATTAGTACTAATACTACATGTAGTTGGCTCTGCATTTACAGGCTTGCCACTGTCTATGGCTGCATTACTATTGTAGTATAAATAACTCTAAGTTAGTCTGGATACATCTTGCTAAGAGTTCATACTTTCTGATAAAGTGTTTTCTTGTTTTTATAATGTTGATTTTAATGGGAATTTGTTTTTATTATGTTTTATATACTTTAAAACATTCAAATAATTATTAGCATTTAAGAAACAAAGTTTACACATAGATATATCTGCACAAGGTTTATAATAAGCGCAACTACTTCTATTATCATGTGCTCTTACAGCACATAGATTTGTAAGTTCAAGTTTGCTTATTTCTTTGTAAGCTTTTCTAGACTTCAATACTACTCCACTTCGTATTATATTGTCTATCATTACTGGTTTGATTAATTTAGTCATTTCATTTTATCTTAATTTAAGTTAATAATCAGTTTAAAACACTACTATCTTCACAGACTGTAGTGTGTGGTTAAGTAATAATAAAGTAAAGGATAGTATGGCTGTATCCTTACAATATAGAAATAAATAATTAGCATTTTACACCTAAAACTTATATCTTTATAGCTGCATACTGTCATAACGTTGAGTTATTAACTCCGAGTACATCTTTTCATCCATATAGGAACTATGACTTCTTCTGTAAGCCTTACGCTAATATAAGAAACTGGTGCCCTCAATGTCTTGGGATTGTTACACAACTCCGTAGCTTACGCTACTCCGAAGTTTATTGAGTTTTTTAAAAATGCCGGGAATAGATTTTCACCCAGCTATGAGCCTTTTCTCTAACGCTCTTTGAATTGAACGGAGCAATTACGTCGCATTTTATATTTCAATACCCGAAACGCGAAAAGCACAAGAACGGTCTTTCCCGTCTGTCAACCGTCTAAAACTTATAAGGATGAGCCAATGGTGCTATTAACCGTAACCGGCATTTCCATCTTAGACTTATTATAAGAAACTGGTGTTGCAAGACGTCCTATCCTAAGAGGAACCAGACTGTCTTATAGTTTTTTATAGCGCTGGTTTTCTGTTTAGTTACTATAGAGATAATTAAATCTAGATAGTATTGTTAATCATATTAAGCAGCATTAATATTACTGCTATAAATGATATATTACTAAGCTTTATTAGCATGTTTTGCATGTATACATAATCGTATATATTTGTTATTGTTGCAAAATCGCCTTTGGTAAATGCTATTGCTATAGATAATGTAAATATTAATATAGCACAACATCCTAGTACTATTATGATTTGTGTTATAATATTTATAAGCTTTATCATAGATATGTTCTTAATTTTCTAAGTCTTTAGTGTCTTTACCTAATATACCTAATATTATGTAGATATTTAGATTGATTAGACTGAGTGCTATGAATATTCCAAGAAAATAACTTGTTAGTTTTACGCTTTCAAATACTATACCTGTTATAATTGCTGCTATTGCTGATAATACTGTAATTACTGCACATGTTTTAACAGTTTTGGCTAGAGTTTTCATAATGTAAAGTATTTTATAAATAAAATATATTGATTATATCATTATCTGGTTTTGTTGCTTCTTTTTAAAAAGGGCAGTGCTTTTGCACTGCTCCTTTATTATCTTCTTACAGGTCTGTTTGGTTGACGATTCTGAGGTTGTTGTTTTGGTTGTTCTGGTTCATCATCTATGATGTCAGGTTGTTCTTCCTCTTCTGTTTCGTCATTTGCATTTGCTAAATATTCTTCAGCATCATACCATTGACCTTCATCAATACGATATGCTCTGATAGCATTTGCACGAGTTTTAAGCTCGTTTTCACTCATTATTGGTACTTCTTCGCCTTTTACAATTTTCATCAAGCAAGTAAGCTGGATGCTTGTGTAAATTCTAGCGTTGTTACCTTCCATGATTACATCACCTTTAGAATAGTTTCCTCTTCTACTATCTGTTTGATAGGTCATAACAACTGGTGCAATCTCTACACTTACTCTGTCTACATAAACAGGTTCTTTGTCGATTTCTTTGTTGTTAAATGCATCAATGATAGCATCTTCAAACTCTTGGTTTATTGCACCTTCGTTATCTCTTTGAGGATAGAAGTTCATCTGATATTCTGATGAACGTCCTTTTACTGCTCTTTCTAGTAATGACATTTTCTCAGGCACAAATATTAATCTTAAATACTTGTGTCCTTTGTCTGCTTCAGATTGAAATTCAACGATTTCACTTCTGTCATAGTCTACTTTTACTTTCATAGTTGTTGATATTTATGGGTTTATAATTTGCGCTATATATTAATAAGAAGAGATAAAGGGATGAAG